CAGAAAGCGACAGGAAAATAATTGTGAGACCACATCCTAGGTGCCCTCTCAATCTAACAAATAAAAGAATCATAATCGATCGACCAAAAAAAATTCTAAACTCATACGATGATTATAATTTTGATCATAATTATCATGCAGTAATAAACTACAACACTGGTCCTGCTATTCAAGCAGCTATCAGAGGAACTCCGGTGATTTGCGAACCTTCTGGGCTGGCTTTTCCGGTCAGCGACACGATTAAAAATATAGAAAATATAGAATTAAAAGATAGAGACGATTGGCTAATTGATCTAAGCCATAAAGAATGGACCGTGGATGAAATAGCTAACGGAATTCCGCAGGAAAGAATACTTTGTTATTTTGATCAAAAAAAATCTTGATCTTTTCAGTAGATGAAAGTACAATATACGTATGAAAAAGTCTGAGTATATTGAAGATGAATTTGTAAAATTCTATACTTCTTTTTGTTTGCATTCGTTGTCGGCTAAAGAACAAGATGCCTGCGACAGTTTTTACGATCTATGTCTCCGACAAGAACCGTTCACTGAAAAACAAGCAATTTACCTTAAATTTATCCTTAAAAAATACTATCCCGATTACGATAGTAATTTAAAATTTAAACATTCTTACAGAATTCTAGACGACAGAAAAATAGTCTACGTAAAGGAAAGTGCGGATAATAAAATTTCGATAGCATTTAAATTTCCTTATTCTTTCTTAGAAACCTTCGATAAAGAATTCGAAACCTCCGGTGGCCATACAAAGTATACTTACTGGGACCCGGAAGAAAAAGTAAGAAAAATCGATCTACATTCAGCAAATTACCTTAAGATTTCAAACTTTGTAAATGAAAATAACTTTACAAAGGAACTTAGTTTTTTAGAACTCGAGTCATGCCTCCAAGAGGCCCTTAACGATCAAGAAAATATCATACCATATGCTGTTAATGATTGCAATACAATAAAATTGATAAACGCAGAGGAAGCTGCTGTAGATTTTTTTAATAACCACAAAAAAAATCACAGAGATACAGATGCATTGTTAGCTAAGATCATGGGATTTCCGGTGCGATCCGTTAACAAGGAAAAATCTATAATAGAAAAAATAGTTTCTTCCAAACAACAATTTTTTTGGATGAAAAATAACTTAGATTTTTTCAAGTTAATGAAGACAGTTGATACAAAAACATGTATAATCATAGATAGAAATGAAAAAGAAAAAATTTGGCTCAAAAAATTCGTCGAGGAAGCAAAAAATCATATTCCAGACAAGAAAATAAGAGTGTGTTTTAGAGAAAATCAAGAAAAAGACCGAGAATTTAACGATTGGATTAAAGAAACAGACACAGGCGGTAAAGTTGACCAAGGAGACATTTTTATTTTTCAATATAAGCCGCCTAAATGGGTTCTTAAAGAAAAACAGAACATGCTTTTTATTGTCACAACTATGATTACACCACCCTCAAACACAATAACACAGGATTTTTTCTCAGTAACTCCTTGTGTAATATATCTTACAGAGATAAAACCAACAGAATGGAGAAACAAAACAATTGTCGACCTGTAAAATAGTTATTAAAGACGAGGTAAACATCAAAATTGAAGGACTTCCGGTAGAAGTTCGACGGAAAATAGTCAACAAATTAAAGTTCGATTTACCTTATGCCCGACACATGCCTGCGTATAAGCTAGGAAGATGGGACGGCACAAAGACATTTTTTGGAATCGGAGGGAGCGGTTATATTGCACACCTTGATGTGATTTTACCGATACTCGAAGATTCGGGGTACGACATAGACGTTGAAGATTTAAGAGAAAATAAACAATTTAAGTTCAATTCTATTGATGAAAATTATTGGAGCGATCAAGGTAAAACATGGCCAGAAGGTCATGCTATGGCAGGCCAGCCTATTATTTTAAGAGATTATCAATATGATGTTGTTAATAAGTTTTTGGAAAATCCTCAAGCATTACAGGAGGTAGCTACAGGTGCAGGTAAAACGATTACTACTGCGACATTATCGCATCTTTGTGAACCGTATGGTCGTACGATGGTTATTGTTCCGAACAAATCGCTTGTTGTCCAAACTGAAGAAGACTACAAAAATCTAGGTCTAGATGTCGGTGTATATTTCGGCGATCGTAAAGAACTAGGCAAAACACACACCATCTGCACATGGCAGAGTTTAAATGTTTTAGAGAAAAAAAGTTATGACGATGACACACTTTCGCTGGCAGAATTTTGCGAAGGTGTAGTGGCGATCATTATTGACGAAGTACATCAAGCTAAGGCTGACGTCTTAATGAGATTAGCCACACAGAATTTCCGAAACTGCGGAATACGTTGGGGTCTTACTGGAACAGTACCCAAAGAGAAATGGGAATTTCAAAGCCTTTTAGCCAGCATTGGGCCTGTAATCAATCAAGTAAGTGCATACGATCTACAGCAAAAAGACGTATTGGCAAAATTAGAAATTAATATCCTACAAACAACAGATATAGAAGAATTTCGATCTTATCAAGAAGAATATACATGGTTGGTTACCGATCAAAAACGCATAACCTGGATCGCTAATAAAATACAAGAAATTTCCGACTCTGGAAATACATTAGTATTAGTCAATAGAATTGACACAGGAAACAAGCTGATAGAGATTTTAAAAGACGCAGTGTTCATCAGCGGCGCAGTCAAGCTAGACGATAGGAAAGAAGAATATGATGAAATTAAAACTAGCGATAACAAAATTATCGTGGCGACTTATGGGGTTGCTGCTGTGGGCATTAATATTCCCCGTATTTTTAATCTCGTATTGTTGGAACCCGGTAAAAGCTTTGTCCGCGTTATCCAGAGTATCGGGCGAGGAATACGTAAAGCTGAAGACAAAGACTTTGTCCAGATCTGGGACATAACCAGTACCTGTAAGTATGCCAAGCGACATCTCACAGAAAGAAAAAAATATTATAAGGAAGCAAAATATCCTTTCACTATAACTAAGGTAATAACATGAAAATTTTAACATTAAACAATACGTCCTACGATTTGAACGACCTACCGGAAGAAGTAGATGACGACACTAGATTCAGTGTCTTAGATAATTCAAATCCCCATGAACCAGACTTCTTTTTTATGCCGCTAATATTTTTAGAATCGTTTAACAGTCCTGCGATATTATTAAATGTTGGTGGACATGAAGTTCAAATGCCATTAGACTGGTGCATGATAGTTGGAGATAAAGACTGTGGATTAGATCCCGAAGTTTTACCATTGACTAGCATTAATGAAAGAGGGTTTGATGCTCTAATCTTTAATCCGATTGGTGGTTTTAGATGCGAGTACTATCCAATAGAAATTATAAATATCTATCAAGATGTCCGCTGGTACTTTCCGAAAATGAAGAACGGTCAGTTTTTAACTGTTCCTCTTACTGATGAAGAAAATCCTCCCTGCGCATTTTTTGTTAAAGAAGTAAGCAGACAAAGTGAAATTTTACAATTGAATAAACTTATATGAAAGTAAAAGTAATAGAAGGCGATAATGTTAAGATTATCGAACCTGTTAATATTTACGGGTGTTATCTTGACGACAGTGTATTTGTTGGGCCGTTCGTAGAAATACAAAACGATGTTAATATCGGAAAAAGAACAAGGATACAAAGTCATTCTTTCATTTGTTCGAAAGTCACTATCGGCGAAGATTGTTTTATCGGGCACGGTGTAATGTTTGTGAATGATAAATTTATTGATAGAAAACTGAGCAAAGATTTTCTTCCAACTATAATTGGAAATAAAGTTTATATAGGAAGTAATTCGACTATTCTACCTGTATCAATATGTAGCGATGTAGTCATAGGTGCAGGATCAGTAGTTACTAAAGATATTACTGAACCAGGAACCTATGTTGGAAATCCAGCAAGGAAGTTAAAATGATTTTATTAATTGGTTACGGATATTGGGGTAAGAATCTAGCAAGGAATTTTGGAAAAAATCTACACGCTATTTGCGAATCTGATCCTGCTAGAATGTCAGCAGCTCAGATGCTTTTCCCGCACACAAAATTATATTCAAATGTCGAAGATGCTTTGTTAGATCCAGAAGTTAAAGCAGTAGCAATCGCAACAAAAGCAGAATCTCACTTTTCGTTAGCTGTAAAATGCATTATGTCCGGAAAAGATCTTTGGATAGAAAAGCCAGTATGCGAAACACTAGCCAAGGCAAAACAACTTCGAGATCTAGCTGTTGAAAATAATAAGATAGTCTTTGTAGACCATACATTTTGTTATCATCCTGCGGTTCAGAAAATAAAAAACATCCCGATCGGGAAACCATTATATTATGATAGTACAAGAATTAGTTTAGGATTATTTCAACCCGATGTTGATGTCGTTCTAGATCTAGCTATTCATGACGTGAGTATTATTAATTATCTATACCCGGATTTAATACTAGAAAGTAGAACCATTACTAAAAACTCTCATGTGAACGAGCTGTCAAACCAAGCAATTATAAGCCTAAAATTCACTAATGGTTTCACTGCAAACATAAATGTAAATTGGGTCAGTCCGGTTAAGAAAAGGCAGATCATTTTGGCAGGCATAGAAAGTAGCATAGTGTATGACGACCTAGAAAATGATAAGATCAAAGTTTATCAAACTGGCACGATAGATAAAGATTATAACGCAAATAAACTTGGAGATATGTTCGCTCCTAAAATAGAAACTTCTGAAGCATTAAGTAATGGAGCACAGCATTTTATCCAATGTTGTGAATCTAGAAATAGACCAATAACCGATATTACTAATTCAATTAAAATAATGGAATGGATTTTATGATACCTTTTTACAGTTTTAAAGAAATACACAGCCCAATAGAAGAAGAACTTATAAAGAAATCTGCCGAAGTTATTCGTAGCGGAAACTATGTGTTCGGAACAGAAAAATTTGAGGAGGAGTTCGCGGATTATGTTGGAACAAAATACTGCGTGGCTGTTTCTAACGGAACATCTGCCTTACACCTTGCATTGTTGAGTCTAGGAATTGGCCCAGGAGACGAGGTTATCACTGTTAGTCACACTTTTAGAGCAACAGTTTCTGCTATTAAATATTGTGGAGCTACTCCAGTCTTTGTAGATGTAGATCAAGAAACATTTACATTAGATGCTTCACAACTAGAACAAAAAATTACGTCTAAAACAAAACTAATTATGCCTGTTCACATCTACGGCAATTTTGCAGATATGCCGGCAATTTTAGATGTAGCTAATCGATTTAAAATACCTGTTGTAGAAGATTGCAGCCAGGCACACGGAACTAGATATTTAGGTCAACATGTAGGATCATTTGGTACTATCGGTACTTTCAGTTTTTATCCTGGAAAAGGATTAGGAGCATTGGGTGATTCGGGATGTATTATCACTAACGATAAGGAAATTGCAAATTATATTAAAAAAGCCCGATCATGGGACGAAAATGATGTTGGGTTTAATTATAGAATGTCTAATATACAATCAGAATTCCTAAGAATAAAGTTAAGATGTTTTAATGATGTATTGGCACAAAAAAGAGAAATTGCAAAAAAATATTCAGAACATTTTAAGTTTATTAATGTGAAAAATCATGTGGAACACAGTTTCCATATCTATCCTGTTCTGTTTCAAAATAGAGACGACGTAATAAAAGCCGTTAAAGATAGAGTAGATCTAAAGGTTCACTATCCTTTACCAGTACATCGATTACCTGCTTATAGGAATTCATACTTTTTACCTGAAACAGATCGAATAGCGTTCCATGAAGTAAGTTTACCCATATATCCAGGTGTAGATTATGAGGGTGTAATAGAGGCAATTAATGATTATTCTAGCTCCCTTTTATAAAGACACAGATCTTAAGTTTGAAGGGCATGAAGTAAATGAAATGTCGCAAATTTTTGATTACAAAAAAAATTTAATAAGAATGTATGATACATTTTTTAAATTTAATACATCATACAATTTTGAAATTACGTCAGATCAACATACAAGATTAAAGAATTTTAATGTTTTTAGATCTAACTTAGATAATCTAAATATAATGGAAAGTTTTTGTGTAAGTAATTTAGAATATGTCAAATCTAAGAATGATAAACTTATCTTATGTGGTGCCGATCATTTAGTTAACTCCTCGGTAAATGGTTTGTTTAATAGTGAATTCGACATTGGAATAGCAATAGTTGGTAATCCATTGAGAGTAAACAATACTATTGTTCTCGTCAATAATACAAACAAAAAAAATGTCGTAGAATTTTTTGAAAGACGCTATGATTGCTATAAAAGACTTTCTGAAAACGATAAATTATGGTTCGGAGATCAATTAAGTTATCAAAAAATATTAGAAGAAGAGCAAATATTAAATTTTTCAGCAAAAAACCTGCCAATCGGAACTTTCCATTTAAAAAATCTAACTATTAAACTTTTTCAATATGGTTCAAATTTTGTATCTCCAATAAAAAAACAAATTCCTGAAATTGGTGTAAATCCAATTATCATAGATTTCAAAGGTCCGAAGAGAAAAAAAAGAGCGGAATCAATTTATAAAGAGATTATGAAATGAAATATAATGTATTAACCAGTTTTAATCAAAAATATTGGGAAGAGATCGGAGAAACGACGATCTCAAAATTAGATACTAATTGGCTAGACACATGTGATGTTTTTTTATACAATCAATTAGGAAAAATACCAACAAATAATTTCTCACCGAGAGTACACTGGCTTGATTTATATTCATCATGTCCGCAATTGCCAGCATTCGTAGAACAATGGAAAGATAACCCTAAAGCTAACGGTGCAAAAAATTATAGAACTAATGCTGTAAAATTTGTACATAAAACTTTTGCCATTTGGCATTGTGCAAAACTACAAACTAGTGATTGGTTGATATGGTTAGATGTTGACGCATTTATCTATAAAAAAATCGACGAAGTTTTTTTGAAAAAAGTTTGTCCAGATCAGTACATGATATCTTACATGGGTCGCCCAGGAAAATTTTCCGAGTGCGGGTGGATCGGGTTTAATCTGTCGCATCCTGATACTAGAAAATTTTTAGAAGAATGGGAGAATTTATATCTCAGCGGCAAGTTTATAGAACTTAAAGAAACGCACGATTCTTATACTTTTGATGTTGTTAGATTATCCTGGAATAAACCTGAATTATTTTTTAACATTAACAGCCAAGCAAAGACAAATAAAAATCCTTTCAGTCAATCATTAATTGGAACTAACATTGTGCATGCCAAAGGAGACGATAAAGATTATCTTATTAATAGATTTGTTAATAGATTAACTTAACCAGGAATCATTATACATTCAGAAGACTTGGCCTTTCTGCCTGGTATAATTGAATAACCAATAGAATTTAATAATCCAATTACCTCTACATTTTCTCTTCTTTTATTTTCAAATTCAATAACAGGTTTAAATTTCATTATTGATTCAAGAGCTCCTCTGATCACCATCATTTCTGCTTGCTCTACATCAATTTTCAAAAAATCTAACCTCTTTAAATTTAAACTATCTAGAGTTAAAGAATCAACTTCAATTAAGTCTTTTTCTGGAAATGATTCTTGGCGTTCTTTTGAAATTGAAGCCCAGCCAGAAGAGTATACTACGCCATCTGATTTCGGAATAGCAACTTTCACTTTTGAAATACTGTCCGAAACCGCAACGTTAAAACATGAAACATTATTATAAGACTGAGTATTATAGGTTAAACATTCGAAAGTTTCAGGAACACATTCAAATGAATAAATTTCATTGAATTTTTTAGCCATCGGTACCGTGATCAAACCAACATTTGCACCTACATCTATCATTACGCCAAATTCTTTTACATGTTCTAAAGCAATATCAACATGCTTTAATCCACTGTATGTGCTTTCTCCCTGTTCGTCAATAGCTAACAATCTAGTTTCATAAGCAGGAAATTTCCATCCGTTTACATACTTGTATTCCATTTAAATATTCTCCATTTGATACTGATAGACCATGTCTGCTACAGAAGTATTATTACCAAATTCTTCAGGTAAAAATTGGCTCCAAGCAACGTGATTAAGCCATTTCGTACGATCTGGATACTCTGGTTTTTTTAATTTAGATAAATCAGTTCCCATTAGCAAACTTACAGTTGAATAATCTGTAGTGTAGGCAAGATTTCCTAACATAACGGCTTCGACGCAGGCCATTGTTCGTTCACCTACAACTGCATGACATCCTTTTAGGTCTTCTAAAAAACTAGGCCACCGGCCAGGATTTTTACCTCCTGCCTTGCGCCTCCATTTAATTGGACCATCCCAATGACGCGATAATGTTTCTAATAAATTATTTTTCCATGTACCTAAATCTATTCCTAATCTTTCCTTAACTATTTCTTGTTGTGGTTCGATTAACAAAAGATATTCGCCTAGCGAATCTCTCCAATTTTCAATTTTAGGATGCAAAGTGTGTGTCCTGCTGAATGGAGTGGATCTCATGTTAAGATTATGGCCGCCGCCATATGTGACTCTGCGTGTATTTCTTCTAGGATTATTAATTCCCCAATACCCGTAGTCTACTTCTATGTGTTTTCTTCCTAAAGAAATCCATTCTTTGTAAGGAGACCGCCAAGGTGGATAATGTACAGAAATCAAAACGTAATCTTCAGGAACTTCTTTGACTGTATTAAAAAGTTTTGCTCCAGACTTTATCCAAGGCTGCAAAATCCAATTAGAACTTTTATTTTCTATTATTTCTGGACAATAGGCATATTTTATCATCAAACTATTTAACGTTATAAATAGCAGAAAGGAAAAAAATTATGACTTATCCAGTTGAACCCACTCTGTTTGCTCCCGGATACTACGAAGAATCATTTGTTGAAAGAGATTTCTTTTACTGTAAAGTAGGAGCAGCAGAATATCCTAATCATCATTGCAAACTCGCTTATGAACTTAGTAAGCCTTTTGTTAAAAAATTTAGAACTGCTATAGATATTGGATGCAGAGACGGCGAATACACAAGATATTTGATAAGAGATTTTAAAGATATTTTTGCGTTCGACCCAAGAACAAGAAAGTTTTTCCCGCATAATGTAGACGTAAGTCGTGTTACGCATTTTGGAGTACCATTGGGCGATAAACCAATCAGTGAGCGTAAAGGAAATGACCCGATTGGTAACGAAAACTTTTGTAGATTAGATGACTTTAATTTTACAGATGTTGATTACATTAAAATCGATACAGACGGCTATGAAATGGCAGTCTTAAATGGTGCATTAGAAACTATAACGACTTATTGGCCAGTAATTAATTTAGAAGTTTATTTCGAAAGAGATACCTTAGAATGGATTCAAAAAGAATTAGGCTATAAAATAGCCGCAGTAGATCCAAGAGGATATGATCACATTTTAATTAAAGACTAAAAATGAAAGCAGTAGTGTACTATGCTAATTGTCCTAGAATCTCAGATAAATTTCCTAAAGGGTTATATGAAGAATTAATGTTAGGTTTACGAAATAATTTAAAAAAGCACAATATACCATTAATACATATAACATTAGAAGGACATCAAGGACTAGGAGACGAAAACATTTATTTTGAAGGAAACCCGGATTGGGTAAACTTTAATCGTGAAGTTTTTTTTACTGAATTTCTAAAGACCGTCGCTGAAGATAATCAAACTTATTGGTTTACAGAACCAGATGCTAGGCTCACCAACTTGATTCCAGATTTAATTGGTGATGCTGCATTCACTGTGAGAGAAAATAGGATATCACCAGCATGGAGATTAGCCAAAAAGACTGCTTATCCAATATTTCAAGAAGCTATAGATCTATTTCCGAATGACAGATCAAGATGGCAGGGAGATTCCGAAGCATGGGCTCAGATTTATTACAATATGAATTATCCAGGAGATGATAATATTATCGAATATAAACAATTAAAAGTTGAACTGAGAAAGTATAAGTTATATAACATGACAGGTTCTCATTACAGTCAACAATATAAAGCTAACCATAAATTTACAATTATTGAAACGGAGAAAAATAATGAAAGCAGGAAAAGTGTGGGGTCAGACTGAATTATTAGAAGCCAACGGCGTTCTAGAATTTCATAGAATTGAAGCCAAAGCAGGAGGAGTGTGTTCTAAACACAAACACAAATATAAATGGAATGGTTTTTTTGTCGAGAGCGGAAAAATGATTATTCGTGTATGGAAAAATAATTACGATCTTGTCGACGAAACAATTTTAGAAGCTGGGCAATATACGAAAGTTGCTCCGGGAGAATACCATCAATTTGAAGCAGTAGAAGATTGCATAGCGTTTGAATTGTATTGGGCTGAATTTGATCACGACGACATTGAAAGAGAAACTGTTGGTTTTAGTAAATGATCTCTAACTCTCTTAAAAATATTTACAGAGATATTCACAAAAACACGCCATTCGGAAAACGAGCAAAAGTTCCCCCTTATCTAGACGAATTTATTAAAATAAAACAGCCTAACTCTGTTTTAGACTTTGGATGCGGAAAAGGAAATCTTGTTAAAGTTTTAAATGAATTGTACCCTAATAAAAAGATTATAGGGTATGATCCAGCTAATCCAGAGTATGATATTCCATTACCAGATGTAGATATGATTATATCCACAGATGTCCTTGAGCATGTAGAACCTGAGCACATCAAAACAGTTTTAGAAACTTTATGTATAAAATCGCCTTTGCAATATCATCTAATAAGTTGTGCCCCTGCCAAGCTTATATTACCAGATGGAAGAAATGCACACCTAATACAAGAAACTCCAGAATGGTGGAGAAATAAGTTTACACAGGCAGGAGTTCGTGTTATAAAAGAAGACTACAAAGAATTTTCAAAATATTCAAAGCAACTAAGGAAAGAAATTCCTGTAAAAAACTTTTTTATCATGGCCGAAAGGATATGATCATGGGATCACTCAAACCAGGAGCTAAAATTATCTACGAAAGCCCAGACGGGGGTGATACAGTATATGCGAGGTACGCAGGAGAAACTGACAAGTGGATGATAGGCCAAAGTACCAAAGCTAAGTGTAAAATAGAAGAGATTAAAGAAGATAAACTCTGGGGTGAAATTAGACGAAAAGCAAAATCAAATCCGCTCTTGCGAGATGCTCTAGATCGTGCTATACTGATTTATCACTTGAGCAAAGACGATGGGTAAAAACAAACACGTAGATTTATTTAAAGATATGATCCCAGCAGTAGATATGGGTATCAAAGAATTGTGGGAAGCCGCTACTGAGGATGGTCGTAAAGAAATTAAAGGTGATCTTTGGAATCTGAATCGATATATTAGTAGCGTAAAATCAAATGATAGAGAATTAAAAGAACATTATATACTGACCACTAATGAATTCTACAATAAAAATTGGTTTGATATACAGAAACATCCAAAACTATGTTGGTTAACTTTATGTCTATGTAATCACGAGAGTAAGAAAACTCAATTCCATGAATGGATTCCTCTAAAAAAAGAAGCAAGTCCGAAAGAAGTATTTCTCTCTAATATGTTCCCAACAATGAAGTTATCAGATGTGGAAGTTTTAGCAGAAATGACAACCAAAGAAGAAATCAAGCAATATTGCGAGGATCTCGGTTGGGATAAAAAGCAAATCAATGACCTCAAGTTATAAATGCGAACACTGCGGAAAATTCTTCACTAAAGAAAAAACTTTAGTGGTGCATGTTTGCGAACAAAAACGTCGATATTTGTCACGTAATGAAAAACATGTTCAAGCAGGTTTGTTGACCTATCAAAAATTTTATCAAATTACACAAAAGACCAAATCTCCTAAAACTTTCGATGAATTTATTGCAAGTCCGTACTATAATTCATTTGTAAAATTCGGAAGTTTTATTGTTAATACATCTCCGATACATCCAGAAAAATTTATAGAATATGTAATCACTAGTGGTGTTAAACTTGATCATTGGTGTAGGGACGAACTGTATTATTCATACGTAATGGATATGATTAAAAAAGAACCGGCGGACGGAGCCATACAGCGAACGATCAAGACTATGATGGATTGGGCTGACAAAAACAATTCGACATGGGAACACTATTTTTTATACGTTAATCTTAATCGCGCTACTCATGATATAAAAGAAGGATTAATCAGTCCCTGGCTATTGTTAAATACAAAGTCAGGTAAAACAATGTTATCAAAGTTCACTGACGAACAGTTGCAAATTATTTCAACTATGATAGATCCTGAATTTTGGATAAAAAAATTTAAAACATTACCTGCTGATCTAGAACTGGTTAAGGATATAATCCGGGAGGCGAAGATATCGTAATGGTAAAAAGAGTGGACGAAAAAAATGATAAAGAATTAGCAGACAATGAAGATTTTATTTCTAGAGACGACATCGACATCGAAGTGATGTCAACCACTGAAGAAGACAGTCCGGCAGTATATGTAAAATTTAGCGGGTTCGACGACAGTGAAGATGCAGAAGAATACGCAGAATTTTTAGCTCAAACTTTACCGCTATTACTTTTTGAAACTACTAGAATTCAATGAAGACAAGAACATTATTAGACGGCTCAACTGTTCCAGAATTAGAAAATCCTGTAACATTGCAAATAAAGACTAAATGTCCAGCGAAATACAAACTTGTGGATATGGAAACAGGACAGACATATACAGGTTATGACACTGAAGGAAAACATTTTTGGAAACCAACGGGAGTAGATAAACAAAATGCCTGACATTGATATAGATTTCTGCGATAGAAATGCAATATTAGAAAAAATTAATCATGTATCTGCTAGTCGGCAAGAAAAAGGTACACTGGTCAAGCACAATACTGGCGTATATCTGCACGAAGTTCCGTTCAATTGTCTTAATAATTTTTCTGATATCCCTTTTGATCAAGCGGAAGATCTGGGATATTTTAAAATCGACTTCCTCAATGTAAGCATGTACAACGGCGTTCGAAACGAAGAACATCTTATAGAACTCATGAATAAAGATCCTCTATGGGACCTATTAGAGCAGGAAGATTTTGTTAACTTACTGTTTCATTTAAATGGACATGCTAAAATTTGTCAGACTATGAAACCCTGTAGTATAGAAGAATTAGCAGCAGTCCTAGCAATAATTCGTCCTGCTAAACGGCACCTGTTAGGCCGACCAATGAAAGAAGTTTTACAGGAAGTTTGGAAGAAGCCTAGCAGCAACGAATATTATTTTAAGAAAAGCCATGCTACTGCATATGCTATGGCTATTGTTGTTCAGATGAATTTAATTTGTGAACAAATTAGCTATGGTTACAGCTAACTAATTTTTTTGACTAATGTAATAGACTTACGTTTTACACGCTTAACTAAAATATTATTTAAACTAATTACCGGTCCAAACAAAATCTTAACATCTTTAGAAGCGAAATTTCTAATACTATATCTATAAGGACCAATTTCACTATGTAAAAAAATATTGATTGGAATTTGCCTATTACTCTCCCACCACCAGGATTCACCTAGTTCCAAGAATGTTTTTTTCTCTTCTTCTGTTTTTAGCAAACTATAATCGTAAAAACTAGTAATTTGAGCATCTTGATTAATCATTATTCCCACATATTCTTTGTCTACATGAGAAATTACGGTAATAAACGGAAAGTTTTCCTTAATATTTTCAGTTATTCGCATAGATAAATATAGTAAAGGTCCTTTAATATGCAATTGGATTCAGTTTATTTATATCCAAATCGATTGGATGCTTACACAAATATCCAGGATTGGGAACAAGAGAGGTATAGACAAGTGTATCAACGCAATCTAAAACTATATCGAGGTTCTAGTAATAAAATAGAATTTCGTGTTAAAAGTTCTGATCAAAAATTTAAAAATATCGGTGACGCAGTATTTGTATTTTCAATAGTTGGAACAGAAACTCAAGAATTAATACTTCAAAAAGATTGTGTGACACAGGATAGCGAAACCGGTAAAATTTATGTAATAATTTCTGAAAATGAAATCTTAAATATTGAACCAGGCTTATATTCTTTTAATTTAGTTTATGAAACTAGAACAAATATCGATTCTACTACTCACGATGTTGTAAGTAGATACCCTGCTTATGTGGATAGTCAATATGGAAGCATAGGACGATTAGAAATAATCCAAAGTCTTACGGGAGAGCCTCGGGCTAGTTTTGAAGTTTCGGAATTCAAATATTATGCTTTGTTAGATCCTCAAGATGATTTTTATTTGAGCGGAATAATTTATACTAACTCTCAACTTGTAACTCCCCAGTCTCTACACACTTTTGATTTATATATGAGTAACTACAGCGGCAGAGTAATTGTACAAGGTAGTATTGACCAAGGCGGAAACCCGCAAACTTGGGTTGATGTAAGGACCATTGATTATGTAGAAGCAGATAGAGAATATGTGAATATTGTTGGCAAGTATAACTTTTTTAGAATTAAACACATACCAGACCAAAATGATCTGTTAGGTGCTTTCGAAGTCAATCAGACAATTTTTGGATATTACAATGTTTCAATTAATAACCCAGGAAGAGGTTATCAAGTTGGCACACAACTATTAATTAAAGGAAGAACCTTGGGGGGCGAAACTCCAACTAACGACTTAACGGTCACTATAACCGCTGTCGGCGACAATGGAGAGATAACCGGAATAACTTGGTCCGGGTTATCATATAACGGAGTCCAATCTTTTATACGCGGCGGAACTTCTGAAGCAAATACTGGAACATTTGACAAAATTCTCTACAGATAATATACTCTTACTATGACCTTAGTCGTAGATAAGTTTAGAACACTATTACCTCCTCGAACAAAAAATAGCCCTAGCGGTTGGCTAAGTTTTAATGCACCTTGCTGCCAGCACAGGGGACATAAAGCAGACACTAGAAAAAGGGCCGGTGTTAGATTTGATGGGGATGGTATCGTTTACAATTGTTTCAATTGTAAATTTTCTACTGGCTGGCAACCTGGATCTTCCATCGGGGAAAAAATGAAAACTCTCCTTAGATGGATGGGCGCCGGCGAGGATACTATTAAAGAAATTGTGTTCGAGTCATTAAAAACAGAAGCTGAAGATTATAGCTCGGAAAAATATCAACCTAAACTAGATTTTACAGAAAAAACTCTACCAGACGGATCAATGATGATCTCTGAATGGTTACAATCAGAGTTTTACAATGATGTTTCTGAATTACTTGATCCGATTATTGAATACCTTTACAGTAGGCAAATGGATCCGTTGTCTGCAGATTTTTATTGGAGCCCTGCTGCTGGTTACGCTGATCGAGTAATTATTCCTTTTCGATGGGATCAAAGAATCGTCGGTAATACGGCGCGAAAAATCACGAATGGAAAACCTAAATATCTTTCAGATCAGCATCCTCATTTTGTTTTTAATTTCGATAAGCAAACAGAAAAACAACGTTATCTGTTTGTTTGTGAAGGCCCGTTTGATGCCTTAGCTGTCGGCGGCGTGGCTCTTCTCACTAACGATGTAGCAGATCAACAATCCAGGATAATTAATAGTCTAAACACAGAAGTTATATTGGTTCCAGATCAAGATCAAGCAGGGTTAGTATTATTTGATCGAGCTGCCGAATTGAATTGGTCGGTAGCGATGCCTAATTGGGATAATGATATTAAAGATGTTGCCGATGCTGTGAATAGATACGGAAAATTATTTGTCATTACAGATTTGATTAAGACTGCTCAAAAGGGCAGTATCAAAATTAATCTGGCGAAAAATCAACAAAAGCGAAAACTGGAGATTTTAGAGAATGAAAAAAATATTTAATTGGTTGATTTCCCCGTTAACTAAATTTTTAGAAAAGAGAAAGTTAAAAAAACGAATCGAAGAACTTAAAAAGAGAGACCCTTTTATATACAAATGAAAAAATATTTTTTATCTTTCTCCTTAGGATTCTTAGCATCAACTTTCTTATTTTTAATGTTATTATCGATCATAGAAATTCCTGAATTTATTATGACGTATGAAATTGAATGCAAGCGAGGATTGACCACATGATTGTATGGGGTATTAGTGCTAATAGTCATAATGCCTCATTGGCTGTTTTTAAAAACGATGATTTATTATTCGCCAGCGACAGCGAACGTTACAGTAAGATTAAAAACGATCCAGATTTACATATGGATCTTGTTAACGAAGCATTACATCTAGTCGGAGAGCCTGATTTAATCTGCTGGTACGAAAATCCTTACAAAAAAACATTACGACAATTATATGCCGGGCAAGGATTGAAATTAAATGAAAATAATATCAAAAAATATCTTAGTACATATAAATTAAAATCTCCAATAAAATATCAAAGTCATCACCACAGCCATGCGTCGGCAGGATATTACACCAGTCCATATGAACAGGCCACTGTAGTTTGTATAGATAGCATCGGTGAGTTCGAAACCTTAACGGTATGGAAGGCAGAGGGCGATCGTTTAAAAAAAATTCACAGATTAAGTTATCCACATAGCATTGGCTTGTGGTACAGTGCTATGACCCAAAGAATTGGATTAAAACCAAACGAAGAAGAATATATTTTAATGGGAATGGCTGCTCTTGGAGATCCATATAAATTCTATGCAGAAATATATAGAGATTTTTTTTCCTCAAATAGTAACAGAGAAAAGATACAATTTTCTACTAATCTACACAAAGGTTGCCTGTGGTGGAGACCGGAATTACAATCTGAACAAGACAAATTCGACATAGCCGCTGCCGTACAAAAAATATATGAGGATCTGTTTTATTCTGTTATCGACCATTCTAAAAAACTTAATCCCAGCGATAACTTAGTGTTAATGGGCGGATGCGCATTGAATTGCGTGGCAAACAATATTGCCTATAAATTCTATAACAATGTTTGGATAATGCCGGCGCCGGGCGACAATGGCAGCAGTATTGGCAGTGTCTTAGCCTATAAGCAAAAACACATATCATGGCCAGGGGCTTATCTAGGTCATGATTTAGGACATTCTACAGATAACAATGTAATTATAGATTATCTATTAAAAAATAGTCTTTGCGGCTTAGCCAGAGGAAAAGCTGAATTTGGCCCAAGAGCCTTGGGGAATCGTAGCCTTATAGCAGACCCAAGGCTTCCTGATATCAAAGATAGAGTCAATAAAATCAAACAGCGAGAATTGTTTAGGCCTTTTTCTCCTGCAGTACTGGAAGAATTCGCAGACATTTACTTTGATATGCCTTCGACTAGAAGTCCTTATATGCAATTTACTGCACGTTGCAAGTGTCCGGAAAAATATCCGGGCGTGGTTCATTTTGACGGAACCAGTCGAGTCCAAACAGTTTCAGCAAAAGATAATGCAGAATTTAGAGACCTTTTAGAAAAGTGGTTTATAAAAACAGGGTGTCCGATGTTATTAAACACAAGTCTTAATATCAAAGGACAACCAATATTGAATGACAGTAAGGATGTTGAAAATTGGAAAGATCGATACGGTTTACCTGTTTTCACTTAGAAAGTATAATAACTTATGATTAAAGATTACGGATACGAAGTACAAAAACTATATTTAGAAATGATGATGGCAGACGCTGAAATATTCGTCCGTTGTCAAGGAATATTCGATCACACATTATTTGATCGAAAATTACAAGATGCTGCTGAATTCATAAATGTCTATGCCAAAGAATACTCGGTGCTGCCCGATTATGACATGGTAAATGCCAGCTGTAGGACAGATTTTAAACGACCAGAAGAAATCAAAGAAGGCCATAATGAATGGTTGATGGACGAATTTGAAAACTTTACCAGGCATAAAGCCTTAGAGAGAGCCATAATCGAATCGGCTGATCTTCTCGAGAAAAAGGACTACGGCCAAGTTGAAATAAAAATCAAAGAAGCAGTACAGATCAGCCTTACCAAAGATATGGGCACTGACTATTTTGCTGATCCAAGACAGAGGCTGATGCGTATCAAAGATAAGAATGGACAGATTAGCACAGGATGGCCCAGCTTAGATCGTAGGCTGTTTGGCGGTATGAACAGAGGAGAGCTCAACATCTTCGCAGGTGGATCAGGTGCAGGTAAATCATTGTTCCTAGCCAATTTAGGAGTGAACTGGGCTCTGAATGGTCTAAATGTAATTTATTTGACCTTAGAGCTATCCGAAGATCTAGTCTGTATGCGAATGGATGCAATGACAACTGGTGTAAGTACCAAAGAAATCTTTAAAGAAATTGATGATGTGGAAATGAAGGTGCGAATCATTGGTAAAAAAAGTGGTGCGTATCAGGTCAAATATATGCCGTCTGGTAAAACCGCTAACGACATCCGTGCCTATCTAAAAGAATACGAAATTAAGACAGGACGTAAAGTTGATGTGCTGTTAGTAGACTATCTAGACCTTCTTATGCCGCAGAGCAAGAAAATATCCCCGGCAGATCTGTTTATCAAAGACAAATATGTATCAGAAGAACTGAGAAACCTAGCAGTAGAAAAGCAATGCATATTAGTTACTGCGGCACAGTTGAATCGTGGTGCAGTGGAGGAAGTAGAGTTTGATCATAGCCATATCTCCGGCGGACTTAGTAAGATCCAGACAGCAGATAATGTGTTTGGTATTTTTACCAGCCGTGCGATGCGCGAGCGGGGACGCTATCAGATACAGCTGATGAAGACTAGAAGCAGTTCGGGCGTAGGCCAAAAGGTTGATCTAGAGTTTAATCTAGAAACACTAAAGATCACAGATCTTCCTGAAGAAGAACAAGAAAGCAATGGTGCTGTTCAAAGAGGTGCATCTGGACTGTTAGACAGCATCAAACGTAAAACTGAGATCACGAGATCTGAACCAACTGAAGGTGTCAGCGTTGGTAAAGTAAGGGCAGAAGTACAGAGCAGTAAACTGAGAGAAATACTTAATAATATGAACAACGATGAAGAATGAAAAAGTTATGCTAGCCGAATGGCTAGGTGATTACACCGACAGTTATAATGATATACCTTGGCCTTTAGTGCATGATCTAGCCGGTAACGAAACAATACGTTGGCTCAATCGACGTCCGCACACAGAAGTACAACTAATATTAGAAAAAGAAACAGGCATTAACGCAGGTATGCAGAAACTGTATGCAGAATTTTATCGACCCGAATTACGCACAGAGTTCGCCTTAAAATTTGGTAAATAAAGGATGCGAGCACGTGAATTCATAACAGAAAGATTAATGCCGACTAGGAAAAGAGCTGTTATGCCTTTTTCTAAACATTTTCCTACGATGCCTAGCTCAGACCCATATCAGGCCTACAGATTCGGGATGGCGATGGCTAACCATGAAATTAATTATCCAGAAGGACCTGCCCAGCAACACGCAGTGATCGTGGCCTACACCCCAGAAGAAGAAGAAATTATCAAAGGCGGAGAAGCGCAGACAGGACACAAAGGTATTCCGTTAACAGATAAGAGAAGCCACGAGCCCAGCAGCACCTACACTGTCAGCCCCGTGGCTAAACCAAAACGCAATCGTTTTGGCGTCTAGTTATTCAGAACGATTACCAAATAACTGCAATAGATTCAAGAAAATATTAATAAAGTTTAGATAAAGGCTCAACGCACCCGCGACTTCCATACGTCCGTCAACGCTGTCCATTGATACCATTTCTCTAATTCTCTGAGTATCCCAAGCAGTCAACCCAAGAAATATAACGATAGCCAAGGCGCTGATCACCATTTGTGCCACTGTGCTGCCAACAAAGATGTTGATGATCGATGCGATAACTATAGCGATTAGTCCAATAAACATAAACTGTCCAACGCTTTCTAGGCTACGTTTTGTGAAATAGCCATAGAACGTCATCGTGCCGAACAACACTGCGGCGCTCATGAATGCCGATACAATACTGCCTAGAGTAAACACCACGAAGATAGTGGCAAAACTCAGTCCCATCAAAGCGGCAAACCCATGCAGGGCGATCTGTGCTTGACCGTAGGTCAATTTATCTAGTCCAAAACTCAGCGCGATTATCCCGATTAATGGTGCGAACATCACTAGCCATTTCATCGCTCCGGTAAAAAAGAACTGCATTAAATCAGGCGAGCTGCTGATTAAAAAACTGACAACCATGCTGGTCAGCACGGCTAAACTCATGTGACCATAGACCCTGCTCATCGCCTGATTGATTTCAGCGGCAGATCTCCAAGTCTGTGTATATTCCATTTCTGTATCCTCCTAGGGGTATTTAGCAGCTAATTATATAGGAATTAAGGAAATAGGTCAATATATGAAGAATCCTAAACTGCTGTGGCTGCTTTGGACTTTGATAGCCATAGCTACCCTGTTAAATCTATTAAAAGATTCTAGCGTCTTGTAGTTGGTGTATACTGCTGTGTGAACCCAACCCAGGGATCACCAGTTCTCGCTGACATTTTGTCAGCTAATTGATTGCTCAGCGCTTCTGCTATCGTGCGCTGCTGAAGGGTCAATCTAGAACCAGTTAGATCCTGTGTCTTAACGGTCTGACCGGTTTTGAGATTCCTCGCCATCGGTAGTAGATATTGCTGTGTCATAAATGTATTTATACAAAATGCTGTGCTAACACCATACAGGCCAACCAAATCCAAAGAGTGTTAAAGCCAACCAATGTGGGCAAGAGCTTGCGGTTCGATGCCCAGATCAGGGTCATGCTGGTCATTAGAGCTATGATATACAGCCACCATATTTGGACGCCGAATATCAATCCGGGCACGATGATCACTGCTTTGGCTATCCAAGAAGCTGCTTCTACGATATTGTAATTGGTCCAGTAATCTCTGCGGAACCACATGCTGTAGCAGTCTCGTATGGCACGCCAACCGCTGTGTTGATAGACCACAGCAGTAAAAATCGCCCAGGCTGCGGTGGCCCATAAGATTTGTTCAAAGGTCATACAGCTAGTTAGTAGATACTGATCGCAGGTAGTGTAGATCTGGCTTAGAAATCTAAGAGGTTTAGATCTCGCCTTGGATGCAGCGCAGAATTAAGGAATTTCTGCAGATGATAAAACCAATTGCCCAGCTGCGTATAACGAGAATCGTGGCTGAGGTCAGCCAAGGTGTAATAGACTGATATGCCCAGTGTGGCGTAGTAATCCATGTCCAGACCCTTGCGACGACCGTATTCAGGCAAGAGGCTGACGAAAAACAGTGTGCTGTCTGCGTAGTCCTTGAAATCTTGTAATCTGTGGCAGGAGTACAGTTGCAGATAACGTTCTGCGAAACTGGGCTCTGGTATGATGTCTACCCGTTCTAGGCGCTCTGCCAATAGTTCAGAGAGGTAGATCAGTAATAGACCGGGCGGAGAAAAGCCTGTGCGCTGACTGTGTTCGCTCAGGTGATCAAAGAACTGAAGTTGAACTGTCATAAAAATATTTATCGAGATCTGCCGCTGGTCGTACTCTGACGTTTCTTTGGATTATGCAAGAACAGATCTCGATCGTAGTGCTGCCAATGCACATCGTGAGAGCCGATCTGCTTGTCCAGAGCTAGGGCGCCCTGCTGCTCCGTGAACCGTATGAGGCTGTCTGCCTGCTTGGCGGTCAGCGTGTAGGCCCAGGCTCCTCTGTTCCAATAGCCCACCGTGGGTTTGAATTTCACGGGCACGGGCCGCCACAGTTTCCATACACACTGATCTAGATCTAGATCTTCAGGCCACGGCGCCTGTGCCAGAGCATCATGTTCCAATATCAACATCGGCTTTCCGCTGTCACGGCTGAGCTGCCAAAGGCGATAATGGCTGATAAAGCAGCCCCAGGCTCCGGGCCTGTTGACCCATTTGCCCTGATCCAAGCGCCGTATGCCTAGGCTCTGCCATGTTTCTGCCGTGACAGATCTGCCCTGGGTCTGCGGCCAACGCTGATAGCTGTAGTTGAATTGAGCCAGCAGTGATTCCGTTTCTCTCAGGGTTTCTAGGCCCTGGGCTGTGTGGGTATCGCAGATTATGTACGCAGGAACTGTCATCGAGATAGGATCGCAGCCAGGATCCGATCGTTCTCTTTGTTATGTAGTGCCGCTGCACTGGAATGACATTTGCTAGCGATGGCTACAACTGGCTGCGATAATAGTATATATCACTGACCGTCAGAATCCTGCAGGAGATCGGGGGAATCGACGCAGTCTTCTTCTATGCTCCATGTGGCCAATCTCAGAGATTGATCTGGCATGAGACACTGCTCGTATTCTCTGTCATCTATGACTAGCCTGCAGACACGTTCCGTGAAGCCTAGGCGGTGATTGCGCTGGCGCTGTGCGATACGTGCGCCCGCTTGGCTGTGATAGTAGCGCAGCCTCCGCTGTTGATCAGAGTGTACTAGGTAGTAGACTGTGTGCATACGTGCTGCGGAAATTTCAGCAGGAATTCAGTGATCGCTGTCACGGAGGTGAACTCGATCTCTAGTTCACCCAGCTTGGTTGGCGAGATCCTGCAGCCTCTCACAGCGAGCCAGTTACGGCATTCCGGATCTGCATAGACTGTGACACTGACAGGGATTGTTTTCATACTGCTATTTAAGCCTTCGTGTGTATCTAGTGTACCAGACCCGAGGCGCAGTGGGACTTCGGAGATCCTGTAGCCAGGCCTGATCGTCGCCGGTGCTGACCAAAGGGCTTCTATGGCAGTCCAAGGCCCATACACGATCCGTGATCAGGCAGCTGCGCAGTCTGTCTAGTTCCTCCTCGCGGAAATCTCTGTGACTGCGATTGAACACTTCTATGATCAGCGCTGACCGGCCGGGCAACTGCTGTAGAGACTCCACGGCCTGCATTGGATCCACTGCGAGATCGTCTATGCTGATGTGCAGCCATTTTAACCCGGTGTCTACGCAGAGCCAGCGATCTAGGCACTGCCGCTGCTGGGGGATCTCCAAGGTCTCCCTGTAGATCTTATAGTCGCAGTAGCAGATCTCATTCCATGCTGTGACGGGCACACGGCTGAGACCTCGATCCCAGTCACCGCAGCTACGATAGAACAGGCCGCTGCCTCTGGTATCCCAACCCCATCGTGCCTGTGAGTAAGGCATGAACGTGAACGGATCCATGACCACAGACTGAGAGCAGCGCATGTATGTGGCCAGCGACAGCAGTGTCTGGGATTTTGGTGTTGGTGGACCGGGATCTGTGGGATCTAATCGGGGCATTGCCTAGGTATTTAGCGGAGCGCAAATTTTTTTCGCGAAGCGCAAAATTTTTTTAGAGCGCAGCGACAGCGCTAGCAAAAGGGGCACAGCGGTTTTTTCTCGTGGCCCCGAAGTCTATGACCCGGTGCAGGATCTCCGGCAGAGGCGTAAATACTGTGTATGCATGTTGAGTTCAAACTGCCCAGTGGCGCAGGAGGACAGGCAGCACTGTACTCTTGCTCTGTGTTAAATCGTGAGCTACAGCGATGGCAAGACCTTTATGGGTTTGACTACACCACAGAAGTCACTTACTATAAACTCACAGTGACATTCACTGACGATCGTGCATATACACACTTCGCGCTGAGCTGGATATTACCGCAGGTCCGTTGGCAGATCGTAGAAGATTAACTAGTTAAACCGGATGTGCAGAGTGATCTTTTTGCTGTCTAATGAGCCTCTCAGTGTGTCTAAGACAGTGAAATGCTGCTGTTGTTCGCTGAGCGTTTTCCTACGGAAGTCCATGATTACCACTGTGCGTTCATCGCTGTGTCTGACGATTAGATCCCGATATACAGTGACTGGATAATGGAAGCCACAGCTGATCCAACTGTAGATTAGATCAAACTTTACTAGAGGATCGATCTGTGGCGCACTGGCATCTACGAATGTGTACTGCATCTGCTGTGAATCCCAGTGCTCCCGTAGCTGCTGGACAGGTGCGTAAAACTGGAAATCGTCTACGGGACCGTACTTGGCTTTGCGTGTGTGCTGATCAGTGTTTAGGCTGCGATCACCGTCTAACAGCCACAGCTCAGTGCCATACTTTTTCTGGAAAAATCCACTGACATGTGCGTAGCCGCAGCCAATGTCTAGGATACGCTGAGGTGGCTCTGTGAGATACTGATCAACTAGTTCAAAAGTTTCTCGCTTGCCCTGTATGTATTCGGGGTCTGTCCATTTTGGCGCATAGAACGCTGTGAGTTCGGGATCGTTGTCTATCATCAGGTATTTACCCAAAAGGCACCTGCAGGGTAAAAAAATTGCCCTGCAAAAAATTTAGGTGGAGTACTTTTCTTTTCTGGGTGGTGATTTTTGACCATTAAGGCTAGTAAGTAAGCACTAACTTAGCACACTGTATAACCGGCCAACCCCACCATCACCGATCAGTCTTGATCTCGACCAAGGTCATCACCTCAGCGTCTCTCTCCACTATGAGATGGAGGATCCTCTCTACTCTATCTCTGGGACCCGCCAAGGTCACCGTCGCCACTGCGGAGATCTCAATCGCGGGGCTGCGCTCTGCGGGCTCGGGCACTAGGCCCACTGTCCTGTAGGCGACTTGATCGCAGCCTGCGAGCAGGATCACTGCTGCGATTAGGGCAGCGCGGTTCACGGGCAGATCTGATAGCCTACGACCCTGCCCGTGTGATCGTAGACATAGACGGTCTGTCCGTTGTAGGCACAGGCATCTCTGCTCACAGTGGGCATGACCTGCTGCGGACGATACACACGGGGATCGTGATTAGGAGCTAGGATGATGGGATGGTAAGCTCCTGTGTGGGTGACCACGGGCGGTATGTACACAGGGCTAGGTTGGTTATTGCGCTGTATGGCGCCCACTATGGCGTGTGTGACCACGCCCGCTAATATCGCCTGCCCTAGGTCTGAGGCACGGGCCTGGGTGGCGACCAAGGTGTTCATCGCCACTGCTGTGAGCAGGCAGCTAAAGGCTGCTAAGATACCGTTGGACATCTTCTGTGACCTCCTCTACTTGATCCAGTTCAACCATGATGATCATCTGCATCACTACCCAGGCTTCTCGCTTCAGGCTCCGGGGCAGCTGGTTGACGAAATGGTTGATCTCTTCCACGGTGTCCATAGCCCATATGCGATCAGCTAGGTCCTTCTGCAGGTCAGTGAAGCCCCGGATCTCGATGTCACTCATAGTGGTCTTCCTGGGGAAGGATCACTACACCGATCATCATGAAGAACAGTCCTGCGGCCGCGGCCGCCAGCTGATGATAGAAGTAAGGGTTTGGATCCCACAGGGGCACGGCTTCCATGCCGCCCACTGCACCAAACGTCAACAGGAATCCACCGAACAGAAATACCGCTGCGAGATTTGCCATCATGTGCTCCTTAGTTGTTTACTGTAATCTAATTATAGTGCCAATCACATATATTGTCAACAGGCTAGCGTTCACTGCCATAAGCGCCGCGTCCTGCATACGGATTGATGCCCAAAGCCAAAATATCGCGCCCAGGTTGAACGCATAGACATTCCATGGATCGAATCCAGTCAGGCTCGTGAGCAGAGCACCTAAGACGGTGAAGCCCGTGCCCAGCCATTTCAACACTGCCAGAGTCATCAGTGGAATCCCCTGCCTGATTTGGCGCCGATCAGATCGCTGATGAACCACTTGATGACGAAGAATGCGGGTATGGCTAACACTGCTAGGATGCCAATCCCTATGCCGATTAAGATTTCCATGTATCGCTCCTAAGTTGCTATAGTGCTATTATGCTGCCAAAGTGGGGATTTGTCAACCAATTTATGCGAAGGTTTTCCACGAGATCTCTTGGTAGATCTTGTAGCCGTGGCTCTGCAGGAACGTCACAGCATCACGGATCTTGCGCTGATCTTCTTCAGCCCATACCAGACCCTCTCGGGCATCTTTGACGGTCAAGGCGTGGAACTCTCGTGTTTGGCCCTTGGGCTGATAGAAGTAGCCGCCTTCACCGTCCGTTTCCTGTTTGGTGGCCTTGCGGATGGTGCCCAGGTTCTTGTAAGTCTCTACAGTCATCGTTCGCTCCTTAGTTAGAAACCAATTCCGAGTCTAAGTCGTACTCTTCTACTTCCCAAGAGTTGTCCTTTTCCCGGCGCCGTTCACAGTACTCTTCAGCATCCTCTTTGCGGGAGAAAAACCGAGCACAAGCCATATCGTATCCGTAGTACTGTTCCCAGGGTGCAACCATATAAACTTTCATATCACGCTCCTTGTTTGCTATGTTTCTATTATGCTGCCAAAGTGCCTAGTTGTCAACCAAATTAGGCCACAGCGGCTGCTAACACGCACTCACCAGCACCGCGCCCTACCAAGCCATGGCGGTAAGCATACAGATCCACATCAGGAAACACGCCGTCGAACTCTATCACACGCACGGAATCCATAACGCCTACGCGAGGATCATCCCCATCGTCATCGAACAGATAACCTACACCGTAGTCTATGGCCTCCGCACGATCTGCGAACACGCCTAAAGGATATACACGATCGCCCTCGTAGTGATCACGCTCTGCTATAACGGAATAAACCAAGTACATTTCTTCGCTCCTTATTTGTTAACCTATGTATACGATTATAGGTCCAAAATGCGGAGTTGTCAACCAAAATCAGTCGGAAGTGCTGGCCTGTACCTTCATGCGTTCTGCGGCGGCCTTGATCAGATCCCCGCCGTTAGAGCGATCGAACACGACCCTGGTTCCTGCGGGGAATCGCTCGATGATGCGTTCCAGGAGACCGTCGGCGCTGTTGCTCTGTGCGATGAACTGATCGTCTTTGGTTTGGTAAGCATACAGGGCATCACCGTGCTGTTCGATCTTTAGATCTACCACGGGGGTGTCGCTGTCCTCCTCCGATTCGATACCCGGAAGCTCGATGTTCTGCTGGCGAGCTAGGTCTCTGAGCTGTTCGTCAGTGATACCGAGGTCTTTGAGGATCTGGCGCATGGTCAACATCATCCATGCTTCTCGTATCTTCCAACCCGCCCAAAACGCCACGGCGACCGTGATCATGATATCAAATGTGCCCATAAAGATATTTACCTTCCAGCGAGGAACTGTTGATCGATGATCATACAGCTTCCAGCATCGCTAGGGGAACGTTCCAGCGGGTCTGACCGCTGACCACGATGGCCTTCTTGATCTTGATCTGCTCAAGTCTGCCAACCACAGGGCCATTCCTGCCGTTGAAGGTAACCTGCTCACCAATACGCAGAGTGCGGGCGGCTCGGCGGGCGTTCTGCCCACGGGCGAACTTCACAGCTTCGATGATCAAGTTCAATTCATCGTTGGTGAAAGTACCGTTGACGATGTCACGGGTGATTTCTTTAGTGTTCAAATCAGTGCTCCTAGCAGAAGAATGTTAGCGGCGCCCAACAGGATCAACTGTGCGATACCCGTGGCGAACAGGATGTAGACCAAAGTTAAACCGCCGATCAGTTGTAGCATCTCAGTCTCCTTAGGACAATGCAGGAACGACAAACACGCCTGCAAAAAAAGCAACAACAATCACTGTCATTAGATCACTTAACTTGTCTACCATCGCTCGCTCCTAAGTAGTGTTTCAGTATCATTAGTATACGATCAGAACACCAATTTGTCAACCAATTTTTACCTGCTATACAGCGGGGCCGGGGGGTGTTGCATTTACGCAACAACAACAGGGTTAGTGCTTGCACACTAACCCTCGTTTGTGTTATGCTTTTGCCGCTTTAATGCGTACATAGCAACCTGCATCGTCCCTGCAGTATGCTAAAAGTCCTACACGCTTACCTGTGCTGTCCGTAACCTTAACCTCGTTCACAAAGCCCGCCAGCATAAACATCGCCTGCAAGTCTTTTCGTATAGTTTCTAGCCTAGTTGCTTGCATACTACCGCCGCATATCTTAAACGCCAAGCGCCGCACAGTGTCGTCGCCTGCACACTTGTCCGTCCAGCTGTTACCTGTAAACGTGTTACCGTTAAAGTAGTTGCTTACAATTTTACGTACCTGCTTAGTGTTTGCTGTTTGCATTAGTTTCGCTCCTAAGTATTAACAACAAAAACATTATAGCACTACACAGCCCAATTTGCAAGTGCTGTGTAGTGCTGTTGCGTAAATGCTACTCCATGCTTGCAAGCTCGTCGTCTTGCATGCCTTGCTCTGTAAACGTAACGTCAAAGCCTAGCACTGCGCTAATGCTTGCTTCAAAGCCTCTGTCTGTGTAAATCTCCCAGCCTTTGTCGTGCGTCACATAAATGCTCTTGTTATAATCTTCGTCGTCGTACTCTGTCACGCCTATGTGCGTAACTTTAACCTCAAAGCCATGCTTGTCATAGTCGTAGTCCCAAATGCTGCTACCGTCTAGCGTAGCAAAGCCTTCTACGTCATAGCTCGTGTAAGTCATAGCACCTTCTTCATCACGCTCTACTGTAGTGTTTACAATTTTTAACATATACGCTCCTAACAATTTATTAACACAACAAAAGCATTATAGCACTACACAACCCAATTTGCAAGTGCTGTGTAGCGCAAACGCAACACCTACCAAATAGCGTTGCCTTCCTTGTCCATAACGTAATTGCTGTAGTCAAACTCAATGTCTTGTGCTTCATAGCGTCGTGCTATCTTGTTAATAGCATCTGCCACTTCGTTTAGCAGTTTAACATTACATGCACCTTCTAGCGCTGTAATTGTTACACGTATGCTATCTGCGTTAGCATTTACTTGTGCAATATTGCTTTGCATATACGCTCCTAAAAATTTAATTATTAATTAACAACAAAAACATTATAGCACTACACAGCCCAAAATGCAAGTGCTGTGTAGTGCATATACAACATTATGCTTCTAGTGCTTGCTGTGCTAAATCAGCAATGTCAAAATTGTTGTCATGTAGTGTACGCAGTAAGTCTACAATAGCAAACGCAGTGTCGTTTACTGCTTCTTCTTGCTCATAGTCCTTAGCCATGCGTACTGTTGCGTGTGCAGTTTGCAGTGCTACTAAAACATTGTTTACTTGTTGCATATTACGCTCCTTAAAAAAAACTTTATTAATTAACAACAAAAACATTATAGCGCAACATAGCCCAATTTGCAAGTGTTTTTTGCAATAGCTTAGTAAAACAGTCTGATATAAGTAAGTGCTTACTTACCTCCATGGGATCAAAAAAAAGCCCGGGGAACCGTGAGGCTCGACCCGGGCGAAAGTGACGGCGGCAACCATCACTGAGCGTAATCTGTTAGGTGTAGTCCTTCTTCGAACCGAACTTCTCGTTGTCCCAGTAACCAGCCATATATTCTTCCACGGCCTCGTCATACATGACCTTGACGCGGATCCCACTGTCCCCACCTACGCCACCGTAGTGTGGATCAGGTGCCCGTCCGTAATAACTGTCTGCCGCACCACGATCAAACAGGCTACCGTGGTTGGTACGGACGAACTCCCAGCCCCGCAGGGCTCCTACTACCTTTTCCTTTTCTGTCTGCATTTCACGCTCCTTGCTTTGTTTTCCCAGTATCATAATTCTACAGCCAAACTGCCTCTTTGTCAACCAATCTAGATGATGCGATACAATAACCCTGTAGAGGTCTGGGTCTTTGTGATGCCCTCTTTGGCCCAGTCCGCTTCCAGCATCTTGAGCCAGCGACTGTCCTTAACAACGGGCTTGTCAATCTTCACTGACACTCGCTTGGGATTGTAAGCTTCGTAGATCTTGCCCGCGTACAGTTCGCCCAGGGCGACCATCATCCTATCCACCCGGAGATGTACCTGGGCAGGGTAGAGGCTCTTGTTCTTGATGTTGCGCATCTTGGCGTCTTGAAACGCCCACCATTTTACGGGTGCTTCTTGCGTATCTTTGAAAGTCGTTTGCATCATTCGCTCCTTGTTATTCACTATACTTCTATTCTATAGCCAAAGTGCCGAATTGTCAACCAAAAAAAAGCTCTGAGGTGAAGAACCCCAGAGCTTTTAACCACCCTATGCCGGGAGCGAATCGGACTTACACGAGGGCGGGGGTAGCCATGACCTCTTCACGGGTCATCTGCTTGACTGCAACCTTGACCTTGTTCTTCTTAGCAAGGTCAGCGATAGCTGCTTCGACAGCAGCAACGCCTTTACCAAAACCGATCTCTACCAAATGCTGAGCGATCTCAGCTTTGGTCATCTCGCGGGGAAGATCAACCAAATCGATATCAGTGTGACCGTTCTTGACGAGGATCTTGATACGTGCCGCATCGTTAGCGAAACGGATCTTGGTCTTACCATCAAGGGTTGAAACACCAGCGACTGCAAAAGTTTTAGAAGTTGCCATTTTAAATTGCCTTTCAAAGTATGTGTGTGTTAACTAACTACCGAGTATATTAACTATATACTCTAAGATTGGAATTGTCAATCAAAATCTGGATTCAATCTCTCCAAAATGCCTGTCACTGCCCTCCTTCCGAACCAATCTGCTCAAACCGTTCCTTGCTGAGCGAAAACATCGTAAACGCTTCATCCCTAAGGTATACACAGAACTTCTCCGAATCCCAGCTCCACAGAGGTTGTTGCCCTCCGAAGAACTTCGGGTTAGCCATGTTCAGCTCAGCACTGGGACCAAACTGCGACCACAACCAAACTCTCACGTCCACCCATTGCTGCATGACCTTGTACACATCATCACGACTACGAGATCGGAACTCTGCGCGATGCGTGAACTCATTGTGTCCACTGTACTGCCTCGTCAGCTTCACTATCTTGATCATCATCGTCTTCCTAGGTAGACCGTCCCGGACAGAACGATCTACCTGAAATTTCTAGCCTATAAAGCAGCGGGGCCGGTGACCAGATCACGCTTCTCGATACCATCCTTGAGCCACTCTGTGAGTTCTTCCTCAGCGTTCTCTGCTTCATATTCAGCCATGTTCTCAGAGATACCAAAGAAGTCGTCCAACTCTTGTCCAATGACCGCGGCCACAGTAGATGAATCTAACCCACTGAGCTCGAAGTAGTCGTCTACTCCGTCCTCATACTTGCCCACGAAACCCATACCACTCTCGTAGTAGTAGAGGGTGACATCATAGCCCTGTTCGGTCAACTTCTCTACGATGCCCATAGGAGGCGACCAGGCACTGTCAAAAGAACCATTGAAACCCAACCCGTCCTCATCACGATCACACTCTGATCCGATCGAGATATCCCATTTGGTGCCCCAACGGGCTACCTGGAAGTCATACCAGTTGCTGTAGCCGTGCTTCTCGAGATTCTCTGCACGGATCTGATCGTATAGTTCTGCATTAGGACCACCGTGTGTGGATGAACCTTCACGGTTAAGATCTTCTGGACAGGGGATCACTGTTTGGCACAGTTCACCACGGTCAAACGCATCTGCCAACTTCTGCACGGCCTCTTGTCTGCGGCCGCGCACGGAAATGTAATTTGAACACCAATTAGGCATCTTAAACCTCCGTGTTAATGTCAACGATCTCAGTGTCTTTGATCGCTGGGTGATCGAATGTATAGTCCATCTCCTGCACAACCTCTTGGATATCCGCGTCGTCGTCTATCCATAAGGCTACTACTATTTCAACCTTGCGGTGTATTTCGCTCACTGTGTCGCTCCTTATGCTTTCTCAGTATCTTTATTATACAACCGATCTTCGATTTTGTCAACCAAATTAGTCTCGATCCGCTGGATGTTCATCTCGCAGATCTGCTGGATGGTCTTGAGGATTTTCAATTCCGTCATCGGAGTCTGCCCTTCCTCCAGGCACTCCAATGCGGTCTTAAGGTAGTTGATGTTAGTGATCATGCTGTCTCCTTGATCTTGCGGATCAGGTTCTCGTGCTCGAACTTCTGTGCCGCACGGAGGAAGGTCTCACGGAACTCTGCCCGTTTGGCTCGGGGCAAGTGGGTGATCGCATCCTGTAGTTGGGTCATCATGTAGCCTGCGATGTAGGCATAGCCCGAACCATCATACTTTTCGTGGACCGCCTTCTCAAAGGCACCTAGAGCCTGTCGGGTCTCCCGGCACTCGTCCAAATACTCGTTGAACTTGTCTTGTGCTGATTTTGCCATCTTTCGCTCCTTGTT